CTATCAAGGTCTACGCCAGACACCAAAGCTGACAGCCTATGTAGCTGAGTATCACTTGTAAGTTCTGTGTCTAGATATAAGACTGGTATTCCATTCTCAGCCATGTTACGAGCTACGTTGATGCAGAAGAACGACTTGCCCTGCTTTGGTCTTGCTCCCACTACATTTACAGTTGCTTGACGGAAGCCACCACCTATAGAAGCGTCCCACGCTGGGAAACCAGTTGGCAACCCTATTATATCCTGTGGATTTTCTGCCAGGGTGGTCATTACATTGCTAAAACGTTTTCCCAGAGATACAACGCTAGCACCCTGATCCATAATCTGTCCTGTAAATTCAAAAATCGGTTCTTCGATTTGTCCAATGATACTGTCAACATCTTCTGCGCCAGTGATTTTTTTGAGATTGTCTTGTACAGTAGCCGCAGCCAGATATCCACGTCTAGCTAAAGAAAGTTTGTATACAGCTACAACCAAAGAGCGAATATTGTCTTTTGACGACCCAGCTTCTTCAACAACAGCATCCAAATATTCAGAATGTTTGCCGCTACTTGTGAAGTTGTCGTGTCCCAAAATCTTTGCTATCGCTTGGATACTAGGTATGTCGAATGTTTTTGTGTCTTCGTTATGAACAAGATGCGACAGAATTTTGAATAATTCCTGATTGCATGTCCAGTAAAAATCCTTAACACTTATTATGTCTTCTACTTCGAAAAAGCATTCGGAACCATACGTCGTTATACCAGCAAGAATGGCTCGTTCCATCCCTGAATCCTGAAGTATAGCATTAGCTTTATTGCCCATTATGCAAATCTACCTTTTAGGCCACTTAGACATTTGGGACATTTCTGTCCCATCTCCCCCTTTGGTCTAGTTGATTTGAAAGTGTTGCTACATTCGTTGCATTCAACATTATAGACTGTTGGTACTTTTCTTTTAATTTTCAGTTTGTTCCTGTTAACTTTTGCAGCCCTGGCTTTGTTCGCTTCTACTTCGGCTGGATCAGGATCATTGGTTATCAACTGTGTATTGCCAACCTCTTTTTGAACTATTGTCTTGTTTGCGTCGTCTAGTATGATGGATGAATCTTCTCCATCCTTGTTGATTGTTGTTTTATTCTTGGTTTTTTTCTTGCTACTTATCCTTTTTCGACACGTCTTCTTTTTAGTAGATTCGATAGTTGTGTTACAAATTTCTTCTATTTGTCCAGCAAGAATAGATGATGCAATATTGACTATTTGTGAAAGTGCTTCTTTGGCTTGTCTAACTTCACCTAGACGGTCTACCGGTAATCGTAACGATTTTCCAGTAAGTCGTTCATATCCTTCACAAACGGTTTCCCAATTACCATTTAGGATACCTTCTTCAATGTACTCCAAAGGACTCATTGATTTCTCCCTTCATTATATCTGGCTCGGACGAGACCACCAATGCTTTGTCCGATCAGTTCTATCCGACGTGCAAGATATTCTGTTCGTTCTATTCTAAGTTCAGCTTGACGTACCCAACTGTTCAGTTTTGGACGATCATCACCAAATAGACGGCTTATTACCTGATTTGCCCATTTTAAGAATGTCTTACATTCATTTGTCTTTTGTTGTAAAAATAATACGTATTGAGCAAGGACAATAGCATCTTCTGATAGGTGTACAGAAGATTGTTCTCTCAATAGTTCTCTTGTGAAACCCAAAATTGTTTCTACTTCATCATTAGGTGGTTGATGTTGTGGCAGACCTAGAGCTTTGATCCATTGATCAAGCTGTTTAGTATATGTTTCTGTCTCATCTTTCAAGCTACTCATCATAAATCTCTAATAATCTAAATCCATTCAACTCGCACCAGTCACGCTTTTTTTGATCTGTGTCCTGTTGATTGTGGAAGTCATGTTTGGTTTTGTGGAAATGCTTGACATGTTTTGTGTGTTGTCTTCCGTGACACTCAACCACCAAGTCTATAGATGGAATAAAAAAGTCGAGTATGAATCCATCTCCAGGTATACGTACTTCTTCGAAGATCACATCGTGTGGATATTGTTCTGCCAACTGCCTGCCAACTTCATGTTGAAATTGCGACTTTGATTTCCCCTTGATTCGAAGCCGTTTATTGTTTAGGCGAATCCTAGCTGTTCCACCTTTGAGTAGTCGCACTTCCATATTACACCGATGCCATAACAAGCCGTCTAACTATTTCAAGTTCTTCCTTGATTAGTTCACAATTGTTCGGCACCCACCGAACTACTTCTATATCTTGATTTTCCAACATATCGGCAACAACTTTATTTTGGCTATCTAATTGTGCATCGGAATACATTCCCTTTGGGGATGTTGTAATAGGTCCATATACAACTCGTTTGATTCCCTTTTGAATAATATGAGCCCAACAATGGGTGCATGGTGGTCCAGTTACATACACAGTAGCTCCTTCGAGGTCTCCTGTGGAATTAGATATTGCATTTTCCTCGGAATGTAGTATTGGTGGATATTTTTCAGGTCTCGTTTGTGGCATTTTGCTGTCATCGATGTTTCTTGGATATGCATTGTACCCTTGGCCTACCACTCGACCACGTTTATCTACTAAAATACAACCACATTGCGTGCTACCATCTGGACTACGAACCTTAGCCCATAGAGCCTGTACCATAAAATAGTCATCCCAGTTGATTCTGTTTCTAAGCATTGTTTATCTCCTGCGGAAGTACAACGTCTCTAACTTCTTTTTCAAGCTTTTCTAGCTTATCTGGATTATCTCTGAGAAAATTAGACAATCGTGCAAGTCCTTGGAACTTCGGTGTCTCATCGTTGTTTGCAAACATTGGGATTGAGTACCAAGCGCCTGCCTTTTCTATCAATCCAAGGTTCTCTGCTGTTGTCACAATATCTTTAACGACATCTATACCAGTTCCATATCGTAATGGTAATACACAAGGCAACAATGGTCTGCCCAAAGCAGATGACTGTACCGTAATGTGCATATCGTGGCCATCTGGAGCATTTGTTTCAGCGTTACGCTCCCACTGTTGAGTCCATGTAACTTTTAACCAAACAGAACAAGCGTACTGTACTGCTATTCCACCCTTTTCTACATACTTAGGACCGCGAGGCTCTCTGTTTGTCATCATCTGGGATATAAAAATAAGAATGACATCGTTAGAATCTACAATCTGTTGTGCGCGTCTGAAGAATGCAGATAGTAGCTTTGCTGGTCCAGCCATATCTTTGTTTGATCCAATCTGCTCTTCCTGTTCTGTCATTGTAGACAATGCTGCTATGCTGTCAATAACCACAACAGCTTTTTTCTGTGTTTTGCAAATACGCTCTATGATATTTAGATAGTCTTCGGCTGTTAGAGGTTTGTCTATCTGGTGTGGGACAACCTGGAGTTTTGCTGGGTCTAGCCCTTTGATAGTAGACAACAGTGCTGGTGTGCATCGTTTTTCAATATTGATATAGAATGCTGGACGATTAAGAAGTTGTGCGTTTCTGAGCAACTCTAAACACAGAGTTGTCTTTCCGCTTTTTGGTTTTCCTGTAATTAAACAAATGGTTCCATCTGGTATCCCACCGCTCAATGCAATATCTAGAGAAAGAGGTGTTGGGAGAATATCTCTAGTGCTTACAGGTAGTGCTTCGTCTGCTGTTGCGATGATTCCCTCGCCATGCATTCGTATAAGAAACGCATCGAGCGATTCATCTTCAATCTTTGCTTTCCTCTTGGCCATCCTCTGTTTTCCTTATTTTCGCCAAAACACCATTCTTTCCAGTATCAACAAAGGTGGAGTTTTTCTTAACATCTATCGTCTGTGGTATTGGCTTGGATTGGAAGTTTTTTCTTTGTTGTTCTAATTGTGCTTTCCTTTTTAGAACATTTTTAACAACTCTCTTAACTGTAGTCTTATACATCAGAGATTTGATATTGTGTTCTCTTACTATTTGTACAAAAGCTGTCTGTAAAAGAATGTCTTCTGATCCAATTTGTTTGATAACATTATCAACACCCTTAACTTCACGACCGAATTTTGGTCCCCACTTCTTTTTGTCAGACCAAAATCGTGGACCTAGCTTGTTGTTGACATTTAGACACAGTAGCTCAATAATATATGCACGAAATGTGACATACAACCCAGGAGTTGTCGGAGAAGCATATGGGAATGTACCGCTTTGTGGTTGGTTTCTGATAGCCATTTAAGGGTTCTGAATCAGAAAAAATCCAGCGTTAGCAACAGTTCGTTCTTCTGTGAACGAATGGTCGAATTTTGGTTGCCGATACCAAGCGACGTTTATTGTTTGTCCGTCGTAATAGCCAATTCCTACATAGTTATATTGGAGACCACCCCATACTGCATGTTGTTTCTGTCCGAAGAAATATCCTTTTTGATTTGGAGGCATCTTTAGATCGACACCATTCGGTCCCTGAAGTCTAACTCCAGATATAGTAATGCGTGTATTACCCTTTAGCCATTCAGCAAGTCTAGCCCAAGCATGTCTCTGTTTCTGCCTATTGTCTTGTATGACAGTTCGTCCGTCAGATAAAGATGCAATAAATTTAACTGTCGGAGTTGCATCAGTAACACTGAATGCCAAAGTTGAATCATTTGCAGTTTTACTCATTCTACTTGCTTCCCTTTCCCTTGCGATCAGTAAACGGTGAACGATCCAATTGTTCATCTGCCCTAGCAGATTCACTTGATGTCATAGCGTGGACACCTTTTCCAATATTAAGAGCTTTCTTTGGGTCTTCTGGCTTGATTCTCATAACGCTGCCACTGAGTAGATGCTCATTCTTTGATGTTTTTTCAACAACCTCATCAACCTGATCGGAATCATCAATAAGTGTATCGAACTTAGCCGCAGCTTCAGCGAGAAACACTTCTCTTGTCTTTGTAGCCCTTCTTCCAAGATTCACAGTTGAATTTTCCAAAAACGCTAAAAAGTCTGATTTGAATTCATCGAAAGTCATTTCGAAATCTCCGTTGAGCCAAAAGGTATGGCGTTCTGCTTTTGCTACGCAGAAATGTAGTATATTGCTCATAACACTCTTGGCTACATGTCCGTAATCTCCAGAACATACCACCACGCTCTTTATCTTTCTTGCTGATATTGTCGTTAACATCTAATGGATTGAATAAGTCACCATCGTTGGAAGCCATCGCTAGAAATCTATTTCCAGACCATCTAGCGAGAACAACAAAGTCTTGCTGTGCTCCCTTTTGTACCTCATGTGGTGTTCCGTTTATATCAACAACAATTACGTTCATTTACTCCACGCCTTGAAAAGAATATCTGCCTCTGGAGCACCAGTATCGTCATCCAATATGTCAAAAGCAGTACCGTCACTCGGAGCACCTGGGTGAAACTGGCCTGGGATTTGTTGCGCACACGAGAACCCGCCGCACCTACAGCATTTAACAGCAACTCTTGTCAACACATCAACACTCGGGGCGTTTTCAACCGCAGTCAATTGTAAAACAAGTAATCGTGTATGACAATAGGCACAATCAAAATTGACTATGCCTCTATTTTGCAGTCCTTTCAAGGCTTTGTCTTCTGTATTAACCTGTCTGGCATTAAATTCTACCATTAGTCCACCTTCCCTTTTTTGATATACTGTTCTGGATTTTTAAGTATGTCTTTTTTTACAGGACCATCTCTCCAGAACGGCTTCTCACTTTTATTTTTGCCTTCACCAAGTTTGTCCAATTTCTTTCGCGGCGTCTTATTGTTCGTCTTGCCCACTGTACCCCTACAAGGGTTCTTAGTACCCCTTACAATCACCGCCGCACCTGAACCAATCAGCTTAACTAGCTTTTGCTCATGGCACCCTGGACACTCAGTAAGAGACTTTGCCGACATGGCATGAAACGCCTCAAGTTCGTAACCACAGGCTTTACATTCGTAGTCGTAGTGAGGCATACTATATTATACCTCCCAAGGTGGTTTGTGTTCCACAAAAGTTCCAGCCTTCTTTGCAAAATCTCCCAAACTTTTTATGTCACTGTGGGAATGATAACCATCATGTACACACTTTTTAAGATTTCGTTTGATCTTTACGACCGTGTCCCCGCCTGATTTCTTGACGGCACGTGTGAGCATAGATAACATGTTCCCTCTTTTCATGAACGCTCGAATCAACAATAAGCCCGCGCCGACAAATATAAGTGAGATTATTCCTGTACCGACTACTACCCATCCGGCTCCACCATAATTGATTGTCTCTGCTTGTACACTTTTCTTCCACAAGGATAACTCTTCGGCAAGTTGCGTTGTCTGTTCAATCTTGTTGTTAATCTGATCGACATGATCAGCAACAACAGTGTTGTCGGCTTTTTGTTCGACTACCTTCTTAAGTTGACCCATGTTATTTCGAATACCCTGAATCTCCATTTTGACAGCTTCGGGTGAGACACACCCTGGCAAGACACAAAAGAGTAATACTAAGACTGTCGCTTTCGCAATGTCTTTCGATGTTCTTTTTTTTGTTGTTTTGAACATTTAGCTTTTCTCCGTTCGAAGACCTGATTCACCAAGGAATCTGCTCTTTTGTTATCCCTTCTTGGTACCCACATGATTGTGTAGTCTTCTAGTTGTTCTAGTAGTTCTAGTACACAATCTCTGTGGCTTTTTAGTTCTAGTTTGTTGACTTTGAATACTTTAGTTACTTGCTTAATTATAAGCTGACTATCTCCTATGATGTGTAGTATGTCTACTCCAGCCTTTAAGCTTCCCTGTAATCCAGCGATCAAAGCCCTATATTCTGCAATGTTCGATGTCCCAACGCCGCACGTTCTGTTGCCAGACACTATCACTTCAGCTTCATCTTTAGAGTCAACTAAAAGCCACCCATACGCCATAATACCCTGTCTAATACCTCCGTCGAAATATAGAGTAGCCTCCATTAGAAAGGTGTCTCCCCTTCTTGTACTTCAGTTTTCGCACCAGGACACATGTCTCTGAAAAAACAACGAGTACAAGCGTGTTCGTTGTCTGTCTTGACAAAATAAGATGGGTTGTCCTTGTTTTCAAATGCCTTAGTTAGTAGAGGATACTCACTACGGATGATTCCAGCCTGCCTTTTCATGTGTTGTATTGTAACATCTAGGTGTGGCGTTGCTCGTTCTCCGAGTTCTGCATACGCGGCAAGATATATAGGAATGATTATTATGTCTTCTGGCTTTTTCGCCCATCCCTGTTTCATAGCATACATGCTATATGTTGTTAGTTGATCGATTACACTATCGCTTACTCTCCCGGTTTTCCAATCTAAAAGATAAACCTTCCCATTGTATCGGAATCCACAGTCGATCTTCACCGCAACTTCTTCTCCGGTATTCAGTTGAAATTTTTGGAAATCTTCGAGAGTGAGCCAGTCGTCTTTTTTTAGGCTTTGCAAAACTTTGAACAGCGGCATCTCATAGAATGCCTTAAGTGATACGAGCACCTTCTGTTTGAATGAACCTAGACGATCTTTATCTACTTCTTCCTGATAGAAGTGTTCTGCTAGATTGATGTTTTTCTTGGGGCTTCCCTGCCACCTCTTATCTGTGGACTGTTTCCACCCCTTGCGAAGAGCTTGAACCCCATCATGTTGGGCTTGTTCGAGAGTTTTCCATTTACCAGTCTGGCGACCAGTGGTGATTACATCTTCGATAATATTATGGACAATACTGCCGACCCACATAGGAAGATTGGTCATCTGTTTAAGTGTATAAGCTCGTCTTTTTTCTTGAGGAGCACTAGTCAGCCAGCCTTCCCAGGCACAAAAGTAAGTTAGATAATATTTCCAGGCACATTCACGAAGACACCTAACTCGTGATTCGCTCCATGCATACGTCAATTCTATTTTTCCCACCTTTATTCTCCTTGGAGACGTTCTGTAATCCCATCTCTCTTTAGATAGTATCCACGATCAAAGAATGGGAAAAATTCTGGAATGAATCTAGTAATGCTACCTCCTATATCCTGTTGTAATGTTACTATACAGAAACCAACATGTGCTGCTAACTTTCTCTTTCTCATGAACATCGTTTGATCTTGTATACATCCAGCCTGAATACAATGAACGTTTCTCGGATAACAATATTCAAATTTATGATAATGTCCTATGATACACACTGCTGGTTTTTCTCCACCCTGGAAGCTTTCTACAAGCTTCTGAGAGGCATAGCTGAACGCATAGCTTGATCCACCTCCAGCATGGATAACCTTGATAACAGCACTGCCCTTTGGAGCTTTCAACTCAAAGTCTGCTTCCATATATCCCATATAAACCAAGTCGTCTCGTCCTTGAGCCTGGGCTTCCATCATTAGATATCGTCCGAATTCGATTCCCTCTCTTTGGTGAAACCAACCTTCGTGGTCGTCTCCATCAACAAAATATGTTTTGATACCGGGTTTAGATGGCCAATGATCTATGGCATGTTGACACTGGTCTGCAATACCGTGTGCCAACAATTCATGTGTATTGAATCTGCATTCACCATCTATGTAATTCCCTGGGCAGAATACTGTAGTAATACCTTGATTTTCGAATTCATCGTATGCAGCAGATAATACATCAAGTCTTTCTGCTTTACTGCACATGTGCATATCTGCAACAATACCAAATTTAATTGGTTTTTGGTGGAAATGATTTGCTACAACAATCCCCTGTGGAACATGTTCTACAGATTTGCCAAGCTGAACACTACTGCCACGTCTATTGATGATATATCCACTGTCTTCCATGTCAGATATGACTGCAAGGACATCTTCTTCGCTGGTGTGCATTGACTGGGCGACCTTGGCTATCGTTGTTTTCTTCTTGATTCTTCGTGATACTTCTGATCTGAACATTGGGTCACTTGGGTCTATACCTACTTGTGGTATACCATCAAGCATTGTTTCTGCTTGTGTGATAAGCTTTCTTGCTTTCCACACTGTAACACCTAGCGACTGAGCGACTTCTTCACGAAGCACACCAGTGTTTCCTGCTTTACTGTGCAGCCTAATAAGCTGGATAACCTCCTGCATCTGTTCAGTTAGTTGGGGTTTCTCTTTTGCCATTACTTCTCACCTTTCATAGTATCACATGTGCCAGTTGGGCAGTCATCGACAGCCGCTTCTTCTGTCATGTGGTCCAAATGTTTCTTAGCTTCAGACAAGGGTAGCGGAACCAATGGTGATTCTCCTTTACTACCGTCACGATACACGGTAATACCTTTGAGTTCACCTATATATTTTCTCATCTCTGCCGATAATTGTGCAACAGAGTAATCTTTAGGCAGGTTGATAGTCTTCGATATTGAATTGTCTATATGCTTTTGGCAAATAGCCTGCATTGCCAAATGGGCGTTTGGCTGAATATCATGAGCGCCTTGAAAATGTTTAGTCGATCGTTTAGCTTTCAGAAATTTTTTCAGAAGAGGGTGAACTACAATTTCCATAGTTTTGTCTCTTGCTTTATTGTTGTGCATATCTTTGTGTGTATTGAACCTTCGTTCATAAACAGGTTGGAATAACGGCTCTATTCCCGAAGAACAGCCAGCAACAATAGATATGGTTCCTGTTGGCGCAATTGTCAACAAAGCACAATTACGAAGACCATGTTCTTTTATCAAACGATGATGTCTACGCGGTAAACACTTTTTGACAAATCCAGTCCTTATATGTTGGTCAACGTCGAATGCATGAAATGACCCCTTCTCTACTGCCAAGATTATACTTGCATGATATGCTTGCTTCTTTACGAAATCCATCACCTTATCGACAACATCGATTGCTGCCTGACTCGAATATTTAAGATCAAGCTCAAGTAACATATCGTGTAGACCCATAACGCCAAGGCCGATTCTTCTATATTTTTGACATGTTTCCTTAATTATTGTCATTGGATAATTGTTCTGATCTAGAACATCATCCAGGAATCGAACACTCATTGCAACAGTTTCTTCCAACATATCCCAGTCTATATCTCCATCTATGATATGTGTATGTAGGTTGACAGCACCAAGACAGCAACAGTCATATGGTGGCATCCAAATTTCACCACATGGATTTGTGCTTACTAGATCATGTCTATAAGATATAGTGTTCATTGTATTGGCTAAACCAATATTCAATATGCCTGGATCACCACTTTCTAAGGCATTTTCTACGATTTTTTCCCAGATATCCTTTGCTGGCACACGTCTCATCTCATCCCCGTGCCACTTAAACACTACATCTTCTTCTGCGTCTAGAAGTTTCAAAAACGTATCATCTATTACAACAGAGATATTCGCGTTGTTCAATTCCTTCTTGTCTAATTTCGATTCTAAAAATTCCATCAAATCTGGGTGGTCATATTTAAGACAATACATTAAAGCAGATCGCCTTCCGCCACCTTCTCTCAATTCGTTACAAACAGCGTTTATTGCTCGCATTAGACTAACCGCACCAGTAGCCTCACCTCCTGTGCCACGGATGAGAGTGCCTCTTGGACGAACTCGTGAAAAGTTGATCCCGACACCACCTCCAGTACCAGAGATAATAGTAACACCCCTCAGAGCATCTCCCCATCCTTCTCTGGAATCCAAGTCGTCAGTCCAAACGAAACAGTTGAGCATTTGCCCTCTTTGTCGTCCTGCTCCTCTCCATATTCTCCCACCTGGAGAGAATCTATTTGTTTGCAAAATATCTAAGAATCTAACGAAATATTCATCTCGTTTGGTCCCCATCTCTGCGTCTGCAATTGTCCTAGAAACTCTCTCACATGCTTGAGCAAAAGTTTCTTCTTCGTGTATAGCATATCTATCCCTGAATATGTTAAGTGCAAAACCGTTTGGTGAATATTCTTTAATACTCAATTACCCTCTCCCCCTTTTATCTGTATAACCCCAGTGTCTCTAGGGTTCTCAAGTTCCAGTTGACCTAGACTTGGTTGTTGGTTTATGTACGAAGTTACGGCTCTGCGAAACGGCTCTATGAAATGATTGCGATATTTCCGTTGTGATGAATACGAACGAGAATCAGCAACGCGGACAGCAAACCAGTTGTCCAGATTATCCACTCCTACATCTGCTACAAATTTACGAATAGTTTTTTCTCTCATTGCGTCACTAATGTCGAACATATGAGTTGAGACTAAACGAAAAACGCGATCTACAACATAAGATGTAGCACCCCATTCAGACAATCTTGTTCTTACAATATTGGCAGATTCATTTGCGTGACCTGGGAATCTTGAGAAAGAACTGTCATCTACAGGAGCTATACACCCCTTGCCTAGATCGTGGAATAAGCCAGACAACAAAGTGATGGGGTTCTTAATATTCAGCAGGTCTATCACACACATTGTGTGTTCCCATACAGATTGCCCATTGTGTTGTATAACAGTATGAACAGCATCTAGTTCTGGAAATTCAATAACTGGGTCTGACCAATAACTACTTGGCAAATTAGCTTCTTGCATTCCCTGGATTACTTTGTCAATTTGATTCATGGGTTTGTTACCGCATTCTGGTCAATAAAACCAAACGCTGATGTCATTGATACTGCATATGCTAAATGAGGGAACATTTGGCCATTCTTCTCTGTCATCGCTCTAAATGGTATGCCAACCAAGTAGTAGTTGTTGTCGTATTTTTTGAATAATCCACCACCACTTGACCCTGGTGTTATTTGCGCTGTAGTTCCGTAGATCAGCCATTCTTTTGTTCTTCTTCCTCTGTCTAATATTTGAGATATAATACCAACTGTTGGAGATGGATTTCTACCAAGTTGACACCCTATTGCGAAAACTTCATCAAATACACGAACCTGTTTCAACATTTTTTTAGTAGGGATATTCGAGATATCCAACTCTTCCTTGGAAACGAAAGAAATCATTGCTAAGTCTTTTATTGCACTCTCTGATATGACTTTCGCCATGTATCCCGTCTTGTTTCTTTTTTCATAATCGAATGTTATCACCCAACACCCAGTATCAATAGTGCCTGTATGAATCTTGCCTGTCATTGAATCAACTTTAAGTATGTGTTTAGTTAGTCTTGAATGTGTAACATGTGCGTTGGTAAGTACGCGATATTCATACTCACCTTCTTCGTCTGTATCAATGCGATCTATAATGGTTCCCGACCCACTTCCTTGATGGGTTTGTATTTGGACTACTGTATTCCGCATTTCTGTCTGTTTTAGAGCTATGTCATCAACAATAGATACTGTTTCTTTTGTGGTTTGTGAGCATTTTAATTCTTGTTCGTTACCTATTGCAGTAACAACGACGTAGGTTGTAGATAAAATATATCCAACATACAACATTGTGATTAACAAGATGATCTTATGTTTTGAAGTCATATTGTATCTCCGGTAAAAAACAACGGCGACTAGAGTGGACAACACCGATACTCAAAATTTGAATTATCCAGCAAATTCTTTCACTGCCGCTAGTGATCCATCAATTCCACCAGAGAGTAGAGCAAGAATTACCTCTTGGTCTTCTGTGATATTAAGATTGGCTGTTTGCAGATATCTTTCTAACACATCGATGATTGTAAATCCATATACTTGATATTTTTCAGGCAGTTTGATTTCTACAAGAGACCTTGCTCCAGAGAAATTTGGTTGACCGGGTACTGCCAATAAATCTCTCAGAGCCACTAAATACCCCTTTATAAGATCGACATCATCTGCCGACATCTTTGCTTCTGTCAGTGCGATTCGTGTAGCCAGCTTAGAAAACATAAAAATATCTGCCTTTAACTGAGGCACATTTTCTTGCCAATTACCACCACCACGAGGTGCAACACACCCAACCATTGGCAAAACCAAGGCGACCAACATTATATTAACCATGAACCATTTCTTCATTTTTCTCTCCTTCTTTTTTTGCAGTAACCAAACAACCAGTTATTGTGTTATACACCTAGTTATGACCAACCACTAAGAATTATCTCTGTCTATTTTGTCTCTGCGGTGTTCCTTATTTAGTTTGTTTTCGTTTCCCTCTTTTTGACGACCAAATCTCCACCCCCTCTTTGGACGAGTGGGACTACCTTGTTTAACTTCTGAATGTTCGATACGATACATCTCAGTGCATTCAACTCGTTCTGTATTAGTATCCGTGTGACTATTTCTACATACGCCATCACATCGTAATCTGTGATTACCGACACAAGCGCATAGGTCTATACCGAGAAGACGTCTAAGTCTTTCTATCTTTTTCAATTCTCGCTTCTTTTTGTTTCTACCCTGTTCGTTTGCCATTGTTTGTTCCTATGCAATCCCGCATTTATGCCTTATTTTTTCGATAGCCCTTGTCTTTATTCTACATATAGTTGAAGCGACAACCCCTTTATCTTTTGAAACCTCTCTCATTGTCTTCTCGTTGAAAAACAATTCTGTTATAACATCCCTCTCTTCATTATCCAGATAATCTAGATACTCTTGGATCATCATATCTCTATTTATGTCGTATTCTGGACCAGCAACATTGACAACCGATTCCATCGATACGCCCTGATTTCTTTTGGCTCTATTCTCCGTATCTCTGAGATGCCTGAAAATACCATACAATCTAAAATATACGAACGTCATAAAGGAACCACTTTTGTCGTAACAGATCATACATTTGAGTATTTCATCATCTGCTCTCGACTTGAGTTCTTCTGTATGTATATTGTCTACACCTATAGTGAATGCCAATTTTTGAACCAATGGTGCATATTGCTCACGAGCCCGATAGAAATATGACTTAGTGATACGACGCTTTGTTTTCATCATGATTTCGGCCCCTTGTCTATTAACCTTTCCATTCTCGGAGTCCAGATATCGTCTATAACCCCTATTTTCATTGCTTGTTTGGGAGACATCCAGCTTGTAGTTTTCATTAGTTCAAGCAGTTGTTTTGTCGTCAGTTTAGTCCTTTTGGCTAGGTCAGCTATCTTGAGACGATAATCTGTTTGAAAATACTCTGTCATTTCGTTGTGCTGTTCTATCGACCCTGGTAAACTATGAACAACCATAGAATGCAACATTAATGACGAGTTGGGTGTAGCATATCTGTGTCCCTTAGCTCCAAATGCAGCTATGATTGCACCCATAGAATGACCCTGACCACGAACGATGGTGTAAATAGGACATCTACAAGCAAGCATTTGATCGATAATCGCATATCCAGCAGAAAGACAACCGCCAGGACTATTTATATACATATAAACAGGGTGTGGTCTCAAGGAGAATAGTTGTAAATAACTGCAAATATGCGATGACAATACTTCATCGATTTCTCCCACGACAAGTAATCGCCGGGTTTTTACCAAAAACTCTTCTACCAATTCATTCAAAACAATCGGCACAGTAACTTCTACTTCCTCTTCGCATTGACACTCGGTTTTACAACCATCTCGTGGCTTCTTTCTGTTGGACTTCATTCTATTTTCCTCTTGGGTGACAACACTTATAGACTTCAACAAGACGATCATAGCTTATGGCCAAATATGTTTGAGTAGTTGACAAATGTTGATGACCAAGCAACTCTTGCACAAGTTCCAAATCCACACCACGGTTCATCAATGATGTAGCACAACTTCTGCGCAATACGTGTGGTGTTGTGTGGCTTACGCCAGCACGACGAGAAAGAGACATGAGCATATCACTAATAGCTCGGCGTGTTATTCTCTGACCATTGGCTTTTACAAACAAAGCTTCTGTTTCAGATTTTCGTTCGTTGTCTATGTATACCTGTATTGATTCTGCGCACTCTGGGGTAGTTGGGACCATCCTTTCCCTACCACCTTTCCCTCTGACTCTCAGAGTCCTTTTTGATAAATTGACATCGGGTAAATTGAGACCGCACAATTCAGAGACTCGCAGCCCACTATGATACATGGTTAATATAACAGCGACATCCCTGCGAAAGTTAGTGGCTCTACATATAGGTACACGCTTTTCAACAGCAGCAATAAGGACATCCACAGCTTGAGGTTCCAATGCATCTGGTATTCTCCTGTTGATTCGGATTGGGTCTATCATATTGAGGATGTTTGGGTCAAGCAGACCAAGGCTTATAAGATGGTGATAAAAACAGCGGATAGACATACATTTTCGCCTAACCGTGGTTGGTTTACGGCCATTATGTCTCAAGTGATTTACAAATGTTTCTGTCAGTTGTGCGGTCAATTTTTGATCCCCGACGAACTCAAGGAATTCTTCAACATCTCTTGTGTACGCAGAAAGTGTTTCCTGTGACAAACCAAGTTCGGTCCTAACATACGTTTCGAATCCGCTCATAATCAATGAGGACATCTTAATCCTTTCATGTTATTATACGTCAAGTAACGATGTTTGTTGCAAAGATTCTTTTTTATCATACCCTACGATGAGACGATTCAACCCATTCTGTCCCGTCGTCTAGTTTTGAGATAGTCATCCCATGAACAAACAGTGGGGCTTTATTTTGGATTATCTTGTACATCTTGACAGCAAGGCTTCTGATTTCAACGTCCGCTGATGGATTCGCACGAAGTTCTATAAAATGTCTAACGGCCCTGGCGTTCATCGTCACGAATATCTTGGTTTCTGTTGCATTAGGAAGCACAGACCTAGCGGCTTGACGAGCTTTTTTCCTTCTCTCAAGATTGCTCTCAATATCGTCATACATATTTGATAGCTTGGTGGTAAGTTCCTCGTAAACCTGACGAGACTTTTCACAATGCTCAATCCACATTCTATAAGCATCAGGGTCTATATTCGCTAATTCTTGAATAGCAGGAGGAACTACGAACGAAACACTAGACGAATCTACATACCTCTGGCTTAGTTGTGAGTATGATGCAAGACGATGCCTAACTAATTCATGACTAAGGCTGCGAGATATATTCCATATTGCGAAGTTGAAATTTGCATGTTCTATACATGCACCGTGAGCTACTTCTATAAGATGTTGAATGTGAGCATCGTGAGACCTACCCTTTTTCGTCTCGCCTTGTTTTGGCCATGACTGGTAACACATCCTTCCTCCCATTTCTACCAACCATTCACCGTCGTCGTCTCCAAGAGAAACCATAGAATCCAGCTTCTTTTCAAGCTCCGGCCACTGATATCCATGATCTTCAAGGAATTTCATAACTCCATCAATTTCCATGATAGGTTTTCCGACTAATGCTATTTCCGGCTCAGTAACAAAACTCATTCTATTCTCCTTTGACTTTGTAAGATAGTTTAACACCACTAAATTCACTGGGGAGTATCACAGCCAACTGATCGACTACACGACCACGAAGATCAACGGCCATATCTAACACCTGCTTCAATTCATGCGAAACAATAGTCGTTGCTGTTTTGTGTGGAAATATCAGCTTCAGTAATCCTGAGCCAATACGAATCAACGACCTTTGATTTCTTTGAGACATATCACCAAAATCCACATTATGGAGAATAACAGGAGCGTAGTTTCTTCCTCTCATTTGGTGCATGATTTCACTTATATAATCAGCCATGAACCCCGGCCCTTTAGCGAAATTAGATTCCCTTATTTGTTCAAATTTCCAACCGGGTACGAATCCATGTATTCGATCCAAAAATGCGCGGTCTTGATTAACAGCTTGTGGAAGTGGAGAAAATAGACTTCTGTATCTAGATGATACCGTTTTGTTTTTTCTATCACAATCTATGTTTCCTGCGAACACGATAGAACAGTCAGAAGCAAACTCTGCGGTTCCACGACCAAACCGACCACTGTTCATAAAATCTTTCAGCATATCTATAAGATCACCATGACTAGACCATTTACTTCCTCCGCGACCCGATGCAAATTCGTCGAACATTACTACGTCACGGTATCCGACAAGACCAAGCTGACGCCGAAGTTTGTCGTAAAACAACGATGCGACAGTTGTTTGTCCACCAGATACCACAAAACCATGGGAACTAAGGGATTGATATGCAAACGTTTTACCTGTTTCTGGTGGTCCTAGTTCACAAAGATTAACGTTAGCCTCTATAAAAGGAACAAGCCTAGTCATGTATAACAACTTCTCTTCATTAGACAAGCAATTTGGGTCAAATCCTATGCTTGTGATCATCACATCAAGCCATTCTTCATCTGTAAACTGTGCTCTACGACTAATCCATGTGTCTAGGTTAATTCCTGTTATTTGCATAGGACGGAATTCTGTTACTAAAAACGGATACAGTTTTTTTCTTATTGTGTATGATTCGTCGTACACGATTTTGAAGACACCCCAGGCTCCGGTTGTTAAAAGCGTTTCTCCATATTCTGCAATAAGATGTGGGTCTATTCGAACATATTGATTACCAAGAGATGTGACATCAACCCAATATTCGTCTTTACCCTCATCGAACCGACATCTTATACGACCTATAAGAGTATATTCCCCCTGTTCGCGGATACGACTTTTAACCAACTCCTTTTGGTCCGATTCCATAAAGTGAGCATCAAGCAATTTGCTGATACGATCCAACCCAGGAACAGGGTCTTCCGAATTAACCATCTCAGCAATAAGATAGTCAACGACGAATGTCGGAAGCTTGCGGAATTGCTCATTTAGACAAGCAAGACCTTTGTCTACGACGATACCGCGTTCTTTGAAAACCATTGAGACTTTATTATTTGTCTCGGTTCCAACCATTGTTTTCTCCTACAGACCAAGTAATCCAAGCGCATCTGACCGCTGGACAATCGCTTCTTCCTCAATAGACTCAGGAACCGTCGTATTTGTCGTTCTCGTACCCTCTGCTGGACTTTGGAGACAAGATAGATGTATTGTTCCTACCAGTTCTTCTGAGCCATCAGGGTCGCAGAAATCCCAACATCCATTTTCCCAATCTGAGTCTGTACGGCAAATCCCAACGCTGCCCGTAAATATTCGTTCACCATGTTGGATTTTTTGACGACAAATTAGACATTCCATCTACGAACCCAATCTAGTATCGATATTTTCCCTTGATTTCCTATCTGCTGGAATCTTCGATTCTGAGCGCTGTATCGAATTTCTGCGATTTGAACAACTTGTTTCTTATCTATTAGAAAGTAAATCATTTCGTTTATCTAGCAAGACGAAGAATAGTATATAAGATTAGACTAGTTGTTCAACTTGATGCGGTGTTAATATCTACCATCTTTAATATCGGATTATCAGCTACGCTGAGATGTCGATGCGAAAGTAAACTAAACTCTATAGATAGAGGGACGGCAAAATGGCCAAAATGTTCCTTAAAAAATCTGAAAAATTTGAAAAATCTGATATTAGCCATTATCAATTTATTCTATCAAGTCTCACCGACATACCTCAAATGTGATTCCGTTTATACGATATTTAACTGCAACCAGAATTGGTTCGTTCATCATCTTCTTTTTCATCTTTGGCGACCAATGTTCCAGTGATTCTCTTGGCAGCGCTTCCTATAAGTAATGGTATAATTGGTCCATGCACTCTAATTGTTTCTCTCAATGCTCCAACAATGATCTTGTGGATTTGTTTCCTTTTTGTCTCCTTGTTTTTCATATATATATCACCTTATTTTTCACAAAACAATCACAGACCAAACTAGTCCGACTTTTTCTTTTTATTTGCAGTATCTTTAGATAAATACTCAGTGTTCTCATTCTTTAATCTAAACACCTCTTCTGTCAGACGATCAACCTCTGCATTCAATGCATCAATTCGTGCTTTTAAGCGTTCCGGATTATCTGCGTCGAATTCTTGTGTTTGTGTCATTGTTTTAACCATTCTAAGTGTTTTTATTTATTACGTTAACTAATGATAAATGTCTTTCCAAGAGATGGGTGTCTTTTTACTTCGAAAATAATAGTTGCTCGAAGCTGTGCTTCTAGCTTTTCAAGAGCATCTTTCGATACCCTTGTTATTGGCATTCCAGGACGAAGACTCCTGAATTTAGCCAATATGAATTTCTTTGTTGCAGCATTGTTTAGTATACTTGCCATTATCTTCCTCCTATTTGACGATCCCTACCCCTAGTTACTTGACGTTGATGATACTCTTGTTTATCTGTTTGTGTAGTCCGTGTCCCAAGGGCTTCTTCAATCTCTTCTAAGAAGTGACCACATTCTAGGCCTACGAAACCCTCGCCTTCTATTGAACAATTTCCATCAATATCTATATCAATAACTATCTGTTTCTGTCCACGCATAATTACTTCTCCGCTTTCTGTAAAAGTTATTCGAAATACGACTGAATATAGTATTATCGTGAATCAGTTACCTCTACAGTTTCTACACTAATATCTATAATGTCAAACACATCTCCTTCTCCATCAACTTCTGGTTCGAAATTGGCACCCAGTAGAGAATCTTGGACATCAACACCTTCATTCTCATGTACCAATATATCTAACACCACTTTGTAATGTACCTTTCTCATTTTTTTCTCCTTGTTAATCTTCTTAGTTCCATTCTTCTGCTGTTAGTTTATAACTGACACTCATAATGTTTACCCCCAGATGAAAAAGAAACAATCTCCCAATTTATCGCAGCTTCCCTACTTTTACTCTTGTGTAAGACTTTTCCATCAATGGAAAGAACCTCCCATACTTGTTCGACTTCATTAAACTCCACATTCGAAGCCTTTCGCACGTTGGTGACCCGCTCGATAGAAAACAAATCGATCTCTTCTGTATACAAACCATGAAGGTCTCCTTCTTCATCTATTTCAAAAATTAAGTCTACCATCTTTTTCCCTATGTTTTTGGTAATGTTTCTTCCATAGAAAGCGAACTTACGATTACATAATTAACATTAGACCGGAGTTCTTTAAGGTTCCTAGCACCACCCATAGCTAGGCCCGAACGGATTCCCTTGATGCAGTCCGTGATCACTTCTTCTGTCTGGCCCATATCTCCCATCTCGATTTCGATCCCCTCCGGGGCTATATCGTCGCGGTTTGAGACGAGACGAGAACTCATCCCACGATAGACTTTCTTACCATCGATTCGTGGTGTAGCATTGGTTCCAGCTAGCATATATCCGATCATACATGCATCTGCACCAGCCCACAAACTTTTTACCATATCTCCAGTTGAGCGAAGTCCACCGTCAGCTATTAGTGATATATGCGGATACAGTCTATTTATTGCTTTATATATATCTAAGATAGCTGATAGTTGAGGAATTCCAAAGCCGGATACTATTCTTGTTGTACATATTGCGCCTGAACCTATGCCGATTTTAATAGCATCAATTCCGAGTTTTGCCAACCCTATGGCACCATCTGTAGTGCAAATGTTACCAACAATAAGTGTAAAGGGGTGGTGGTCTTTTATAGAAAGTATTTCCTCGACTCTTTTGTGTACTAATCTATGGTCACCATGTGCTACATCAACGCATATAACACTACATCCTTCATCTAATAGGGATTTTATGTGGTTAATATTGTTTTGTTTTATACCTACAGCACATCCAGTGTTTACTGCACCATTTTTGATGGCAAATCTAATTTCGTTTATTTGTCGATTAATTCCATCTTCGTATGGCATAGTAATATAGCGTGTTAATATACCGAGGCCACCACACTCCGACATGGAACAAAGCATCTGTGGTCCAGTTATTGTGTCCATTGGTGCGGAGATTAAAGGGGTTTGCAATGTTAGGTGACCTATATTGGTAAATACGTTGGGTGAATTCCTAGATTGCAGTTCTGAATATCTTGGTACCAGGAGTATGTCATTAAAACATAGTTTGGTTTTGCTGATATCAGTTGGTGTTGTCATAGTTTTATCTACAGACCATTCCCTACGGAATTCTGTTCTTACTGTAGCATATCTACTCACGGTTTTCTCCTTTTCTCTGTGCTTTCAGCCACCTCGCACGAGCGAAGGCATTCATTGGCTCGAATGTGTCTGCAACGAATTCGTCACACAACTCATCTTCGCAATAACATGTGTCTTCGTAGACACAATCTTCACAAAGACAACAGTCATCTTCTTTATCGCTGCAATAATCACAACTAGAACAACATTCTTCGTCACAGTTGTCGTAAGTTTCATCTTCTAGACAGAATTCACAAAGATTTTCCCCTTCTATTCTGTCGTTCTCGCCACAAGAGTCGCATCCAGCATTGTCATCAAACTCGTCGTATTCATTTTCTTCTTCATCCATTATGACTTCAACCGGTTTCAGAGCAACTATGAATCGTTTTACATCACGACTTGGATCAAAATCTCTCCTATGTTCTTTTAATGCTTCCCTTGCTCCTCCATTAATGTTTGTAAAAATTTCCTCGTCAAGTTCTATTTCTCCGCTAGCATAGTAACCAAGAGCATATGCCAGACCCGAATGATAACAACCCCCAAGATACACTTCTTTTTTTGACATGGTTTTACTCCAAAGAAATTTATTACACAAATCAGACTTTTTACAATCTCAGCCGCCCACCTCACAAGATGATTTTCCTTTTCAATTCCCCTATAAATTTTGATGTATTGTCTACTCCAGCAGCCTTGTTTCGGATAGCTTCGAGCGCCTTAGATATGCTTGTTTTTACAGTGGCGTTATCGAAGTCTTGCGGAGAGACCCCAGAATCCAAGAATGTATCTCTAAATTCAGACAGCATCTTTTCAACTTCCCCATCTCCGAAGATGTTCATTTGCCTGAAGCGATCGACATAATTGCGGAAGCACGAGATAGACTTGGGAGTTAATTTCTTACTATCCATCTCTTCTCCGAAAGGTTTACCGTTAATACGAGCAGCCATTAGATCGCAGAATCGTACCGTCTCATCCCTCATGGAAGCTACATACTCCCCAACGAACTCGCCTACTTCGTCTTGCATCTGCCGACGCAGTTCGCCTTCTCGTTCGTTCTGTACCTTCTGTTTAGCAACGACATCTTCTACTGTGGTCTCTTCTATAGACACTATACCTGCGATCTTAAATGTATACCAATCAAACTGGAATCGCCCACGTAGCAACTTAGGATTTGTTGGGTAGCTACCTTTGAGACACTTGTCCCAGAAGTCAGGATGTGCTTTTTTTACTTTTACTATCAGGTCGTCGAATCTAGATATGAAACTATCGAC